AACGCACTTTCAGGACCAATCAGCTCAGCAGCCGGAGCAGTAGGACTCGGCGGAGCATTAGGACTTGGCGGCAAACTAATGAAAAAATTCGGTAAAAAACCTAAATTCAAATCACCACCGAAAAGACCCCCGTACATGAAAAGAAATCAACTTTACTAGGAGAAAAAATGAAAATCAGAAAAGAAAGAAAAAGAGCTAAAATCATGTTCAAAGACAAATCTAGAACACAACAAAATTTCAAAGAAAAGCAAGACGTAAACCGTATCTTAGCCAAGTATAAAAAAACTGGAATAATAAATTCTATTAACGGCGGTGAAGCACTATATGGTGACTTCTCAAAGGTTTCAAACTTTCAAGACGCACTCGAGTTAGTTCAAAACGCAACAGATGAATTCATGGAAATACCAGCGCAAGTTAGAGCGAAATTCGATAACGATCCAGCCAAACTATTAGATTTCATGGACGATGAATCAAACCACGATAAAGCACGAGATATGGGATTACTCCCTCAACTCCCTCCGAAACCTTCGGAGGAGTCACCAAGCGTTAGCGCGGTAGTTAATAAGCCACAATCGGCTTCACAAACAAATTCCAAGGAGGAATAAATGAAATTAGACAAAAAAATTATCGGAACGATTCTAGGGCTAATTATAGGAGCCCTAGCTACCTTTGGACTAGTAGACAAAAATGACGTTTGCGCAGCAACGTCTAGCAGTGTTCAAAGCACAAAATAACAACGACGACGATTAAACGACGACGATGAAAATAGCTTTCGAACACAGCGCAACAAAAAATAAAAGGGGAGTGGGGACAGTTCCTTACTTGTCGTAACTGTCCCCACTGACACCTTTTTGTAAAAAAAGTGCTCAAAAAAGGTTAACAACCTTCCGAAAAAGTACTATACTAGTACAGTACTAAAGAAGTACTAAGGAGAAAAAATGAGACGAAAGCGAATTTCAGGACGCAAGTCCAAACGACTGTTTAAACGTACGGCATCAAGAAGCCACAAATATAATCACACCTCATCAACTAAAAGAGGAGGTTATAGGCTCTAACAAAGGTAAAAATGACCAGATGTTATAGACCTCTAACGGCATACAGAGACTTGAGCGAAACAGAAACTAAAAGCAAATTAATCTTCACCAGCCAGCCCGCTCCAAATTTGGCTGAGGTGATCTTGCCATGTGGAAAATGTATCGGCTGTCGATTAAACCATGCCGAAAACTGGGCAGTCAGGATGATGCACGAAAAAGATCTCCACGATGAGAACAGTTTTATAACGCTAACCTATGACGACGAACACCTTCCGCACGGCGGGACACTTCAATACGATGATGTTACAAAATTCATCAAGAGACTTAGAAAAGTAACCGATAAAAATTTAAGTTACTATTATTCGGGCGAATACGGAGATTCAACCAAAAGACCTCATTATCACATGATCCTTTTTGGTACAGAGTTCAATGAACCCATAACCTACAAAGGGAAACCTAATGAAAAGTCTCATCATTACACTAGCGATCAAGATCATAAATTTTATACGTCAACGCTTCTGACAGACCTCTGGGGCAAAGGACACGCAGACTTCTCGAACGTCAGCTATGACACATGCATGTATGTCGCCAAATATATTACAAAAAAAATAAACATTTCACATCTCACACCAGACGAGTTAAAGTCCTCTTACATTCGCTACGTCGAAGGTGAAGAAATACAAGTAGCCCAAGAGCAGGCACGAATGAGCAGAAAGCCAGCAATTGGTAAAAAATGGTTAGAAACATATTGGAGCGATGTTTACAATCATGATTACTGTGTAATACAAGGGAAAAAATTAAGAGCACCCAAATATTACGATAAATGGCTAGAAGGAAATAATCCAGACCTCTTTGAAAAAGTTAAAGAGTCAAGAGAAAGTTTCCAAAAAGAAATTGACAAAATTGAACTAAATAGAAGTTACGAGTTCAGTTTAAAAAGGCATGAAAATCATGTATCAAGTACTGGGGAAAAATCTAAAATTCCTGAGCTTGATAAACTGACTATGCTATATACCAAGGAGGACCTTGATAATTTTCACCTGGAAATGAAGTTAAAAAGGTCTAATAATAACAGAGCTTTATCTAGTGCAGTGCACGATAATAAAGATTAAAGCTCGAAACGCAACGTAGGAGCGACTATGCGAGTTTATTCAGTAAAAGATCAGAAAGCGGAATTCTTCATGAGCCCTTTCATCCAAAGAAACAAAGGCGAAGCAATCAGAGGATTGGAACAAGCCGGCAAAGATCCAAAAAGTTTAATTCACTCATCACCTGTAGACTTCGACTTATTCGAACTAGGTGAATGGGACGACACAACAGGTTCGATAGTTCCTCACGAATCGCCAGAACATGTAATTAACGCAAAAGACATTCAGACTCTACAGTAAAAAAAAGGGACCTATTCGTTGGAGCGAAGGTCCCTATATTAATTCTTCGGCTAGAAGAAAACCCCGGAGGGAATATGTTAAAAAATAATAATTATTTTCTTTCGTGCTTTCGCGAGATTAGCACACCCTCTTCACATAACCAACTTCAATTTTTGCACCAGTCAAAAAATTCACAACTTATACACAATTCAAGGAGATTAAAATGAAAAGTGTAATGCAACACAGCTTTGCTAACGTTCCTAACGTACAAGTACCCCGTTCAGTATTCAACCGCTCACACGGTCACAAAACAACCATGGATACAGGAAAACTAGTACCAGTATTAGTCGACGAAATACTTCCCGGTGACACCGTTAACCTAACCACAAACCTCTTTGGACGTTTAAATACCCCTCTAAACCCAATCATGGACAATATGTTCTTGGACATTCACTACTTCTTTGTTCCTTGCAGATTAGTTTGGGATAATTGGGAAAAATTCAACGGAGCACAAGACAACCCCGGAGATTCAACAGATTATCTTATCCCTCAAATATCAGCCCCGTCAGGTGGCTTTGCCGAAGACAGCATCTACGATCACATGGGAATTCCTACTAAAGTAGAAAACGTTTCTATAAACGCTCTCCCTCTGCGGGCTTACAACCTAATTTACAACGAATGGTATAGAGACGAAAACCTTCAAGACTCTTACGACGTGGAGACAGATGACGGTCCAGATACTTCAACACAATATCAAATTCTGACACGTGGAAAGCGAAGAGATTATTTCACTTCATGCTTACCATTTCCACAAAAAGGCGAGGAAGTTACCCTTCCATTAGGCTCCGCAGCCCCAGTAGTAAGCGACAATGGAGCAATAAAATTTGCGAGTACAGTCGATTCCACATCTAGGTCAGTTTACACTTATAATTCCGGAACAGGTGGAGACAGAGTAGGATTAATATCTAGCCCTACAGCATCAGGACAAGCAATTTGGGGAGACTCAACAGGATTAGAGGCAGACCTATCCTCAGCAACCGCTGCAAACATAAACGCAATAAGAGAGGCTTTTCAATTACAAAAACTATATGAACGAGACGCTCGCGGAGGAACCAGATACGTTGAAATGGTAAAATCACACTTCGGAGTTACGATCCCTGATTATAGACTTCAAAGACCAGAACTCCTTCACACTAATTCAGCAATGGTTAATATCAACCCCGTAGCCCAGACATCCGAATCAGCTACAACTCCCCAAGGTACACTGGCTGCTATTGGAACAGTCAGCTCTATTGGAAAACGATTTGTAAAATCATTCGTTGAGCACGGATACCTAATAGGAATTGCATCCTTCAGGGCAGACTTAAACTACCAACAGGGCTTAGATAAAATGTGGAGTAGATCAACTCGATTCGACTTTTATTATCCCTCACTCGCTCACCTTGGCGAACAAGCCGTATTAAATAAAGAAATCTACCTTCAAGGTAACTCAGCAGATGAAGAGGTTTTCGGGTACAACGAAAGATTCTCAGAGTACAGATTCAAAAATTCTATGGTCACAGGTGAATTCAGATCAAACCACACAGTTAGCTTGGACGACTGGCACTTATCTCAAGACTTCGGCTCTCTTCCAACTCTAAACGATACCTTCATTCAAGAGAACCCACCGATCAACAGAGTAGTAGCAGTGCCAACAGCACCAGACTTCTTACTTGATTGTTACTTCCAATACAACCACATCAGACCTATGCCGACTTACGCAATACCCGGCTACGTAGATCACTTCTAAGGAGATAATCATGGGAATAGGTACATTGCTTGGCGGAGCAGCAGGCTTCATCGTAGGCGGTCCAGCAGGGGCCGCTATCGGCGCAGGACTCGGCGGCGGCTTCGATAATAACCAAGCAAACATTAAAAACAATTACGAAAATAGAAAACTAGCTAGAGAAAACAGAATCTTTCAAAGAGACATGTCTAACAGTTCTTATTCAAGAGCAGTCGCAGATATGAAAGAAGCAGGACTCAACCCCTCACTAGCTTATTCACAAGGAGGAGCATCAACACCATCAGGCGCAATGGCACAAATGTCTAGCGAGATGGACGGCGTAGCAGAAATGGCTTCAGGCTCAATACAAAGAGCTATGCAGGCAAAAACTCAAATGCAAAATCTCGACAACATGAAAGCAACAGAATCAGCAACTCAACAAGCAACAAAATTGTCAAAAGTTCAACAGCAAAATGTTTCAAATTCTGCAAAGCAATTAGAACTTCAAAACGAATTACAAACAATGAAAAACAAAACCTTGAAAGACAATCCTACATTATTTAAAGCAAGCATCTTAGGTAACGCACTTTCAGGACCAAT